CTCAATATAGTCTACGATTGGTCGCGAGATCGCCTGCTGCATGTACTGCATAGCAGTAGGTTCAATCGCGATTACTCGTGGCGCTTTTAGCGTTTTTGGAACCGTGACAACCCTTGCGGGTATCTCGGAACCGGGTTCGAGGATGTCAACATTCGACATTTCGTCGAAATATCTCCAGTTTGGAAGGGCGTAATCCCCAAAAGGAAAAACACTCTCCAAACGGGCAGGCCAAGTAGCTTGCCGATACTTTGCGTTTGCACGCAATTTATCAGCAGTGGCACCTGGACCATGCTTAGGGATCAGATCGCCGTAATAGATCTTACGATCTATATCAGCAAAAAGATTCCCGAAGAGAAGATTTCCGACACGTTCGAAATCAAGCCATTGCTGGTTTGAGATCATTGCGTCAGAAATCTTGACATCCTGCTCACAAGAGACAAAAGCCTCTATAGTCTCCTTAACCCTAGTATCACTACAAGGGAGAAGGATCTTAGAGAACATCAGCGTTAGCTGACGTATCGCTAAGATTGCTTCTATAGAGAACTCTGAGTCTCTTAACCGACCACTAGTTCGGTCGAACACATGATCGAGGAAACCTCCGAGAAATCGGGGGAGACCTGCCTGCCAAGGAAAACCTTGATACAGGTTGCGATCCACATACCCTTGGTCAAGACTTTTTTGGAAGTCTTTTCCAAAGGTAGGGAGGGTAATCGTTAGAAACGAGAACCCCTCGTGTTCGAACCGACTCGAAACATATTTTATGTCTCGAGTGGCGCTAGTGCAACACTGAGTAGCAGATTCTTCTGCTACCATTTTCCAGAGTAGCATAGGGCTTTTCAAAGTCCCTCCTTTAAATAGAAGGTGTACTTTCCTTAGCCCAATGCCCCTAGACTCCTCACAAACAGTAAGACCGCAGAACGCGGATTACTATCGATGAGGCCTGGTAGGTCACGACAACGGAAAAGATCGCGAAAGCGATCAAAACCGAAGCAACGGCATATTTAAATGCACGTTCCGGATCTACTAGCTTTCACCTCCAAGAAGCTTGGAGATGATCGCATCCGAAGTAGCAGTGTACAAGGCCTTAAAGCCAGTGTAGACTGCCAGCTCCTCCGCATTCGTATAGCCGGCGGTAGGAACATCAAAGACCATGTAATTACTCATGGAAACCTTGGTGTTCTGCGCCGGAATAAACGGATCGGGGGTCAACTTCGAATGGTCGAGCCTCACGACTCGCCGAGTCCGACGTCCGTAGACG